TGCTTGGTGTTGCTTCTGTTGTTGAAAGGCTTGCAAGGGCTTTTTTGGACGATGGAAAACTCACAATATCAGAAATAAATGAAGCGTTCAAAACGGTAGATAAAAAGGCTAATTAGTCATTTTTGAGCCTGCTTGACGGCCCCTTCAGGTGATGGTATACTTAACTATACCTATCTGAAGGGGCTTTTCGCATGACCTGTATTGCTGTATTAAAACACGAAGGTAAAGTTTACATGGCTGGAGATCGTGGTGCATCTGATGATGGAACTATTCTATCTCTTGAGGCTCCAAAGGTTTGGAAGATAGGGCCATATCTTATTGGATATGCTGGAGGTTTAGACGGAGAAAGAATTCGTTATAATTTTAAACCAACTGCTCCTAACATTAAAGATACAGATAAGTTTATGCAGACTAAGTTTATTAAAGAACTAAGAGAATTCTATAATGAGTTCTGGGTAGATACCACAAAAGATGGTGATCTTGGTTTGATTATCTCAGTTCGTGGAGAAATATATGAACACAGTGCAGTAGATATGTCTTTATCTAAATATTCTACTCCATATATAGCAATGGGGTCTGGAGCAGAATATGCGTATGGGGTTTTGTATGCTACAGATAAACAAAAAAATGCTAGAAATAGAGTTATTCAAGCCGTAAATGCAGCAATTAAATTTAGCCCATCCTGCATGGGGCCAGTTGATGTTGTCACAGCATAAAACTTGACAATTAAAGCACACAGGGGTATACTTATAATATGATAGAAGATGAAGATCTAGACGAGTTCGGTATCTGGCTTTCAAATGGTATTGAGCGAGGATGGATAACAGAGCCATTCTGTAACACTCATGATGGAGATCCCTACATGAGTGAAGAAGAGCAGGAAGAATGGGAAGCAGGGGGCGACCCATGCCAATTAGTTGTAAGAATAAAAGAATAAATTAACTAACAAACAAAGGATAAAAATGAAAAAGACACTACTAGCAATACTATCAGCACTACTTGTAATCACTACAATTCAGCCAGTTCAAGCAAATGACCAAAAGGTTTTGGCAATTCTTGATACTGCCATTAACTCTAATAACTTCCCTCAAATCATTCATGAGGTTTGCTTTACAACGGTAAAGTCAAGTGATCCATCTAAAAACATGTCATGTCCAAATGGTGAATTGTTTATGGAGGGCAAAGGCGCAGCATCTGCCCCATGGCACACATCAATTAACAATGGCATTTATCACGGAGATGCAATGGTTAAGTCTGCTCTGACAGTAGACTCAAACATAAAGATTATTTTTATTAGAATTGCTAATGTAACAAGCATTGGTGCTTCATCAGTTCCAGCAGATGGAAGAACAATTTTGTCTGCGATGAATTGGGTGTCTAACAATGCATCAAAGTATAGCATTGATGCTGTATCAATTAGCCAGTCTGGAGTATCCACTGATCTTAAGACAGGAACTAAGTCATTTCATTCACAGTGTGGGAATGCAGAATTTGCCAATGCTGCTTCACAATTATCTTCAGTTTCAGTTCCTGTATTTGCAGCAACTGGAAATGATGGATTGAGTCACCTTGTTGGTTTTCCAGCATGCGTACCTGGCGTTAATGGTGTCGGTGCTTTGGCCAACACAGTCTCAGGACCATTTGCTAGTGCAACACAACTTGAAAAAGCAACAAACAGAGGTCCTGGCCTAGACATGGTTGCTCCAGGAAAAGTAAAAATTACAAAGTATAACGGATCATCTTTTGATACTGCTGGAACTTCTGTAGCAACTGCTGTGTTTGCAGCAACATATGTAAATAGAAATACATATAAAACTTTTGGGGATTACTTATTGTCTTTGCCAAAAATTTTAATTAATAGTATTTCTTACATTCGTAATTAATTAACAGTCCTGGGTATGACTAAAAACTGCCCACATTGCCCTATAACTCAGATGGTAGAGTGCCGAACTGTTAATTCGGATGTCCCTGGATCGAGACCAGGTGGGGCAGCGTGATATAATTAAGTGTCATATCAATAAGGAGGAATATTATGGCAGTTAAAGGTAGTTTAGAGGCAATCATTGAGGTTGCAAAAAAGGAAGTTGGAACCATCGAAGGTCCAAAAGATAACGAAACAAAATATGGCAAGTGGACAGGTGCAAACTTTTTGCCATGGTGTCAATCATTTGTTTCTTGGTGTGCATTTACTGCAGGACTAGATCCAAAGAAATATCCAAAGACTGCAGCAACTGTTGCAGCGTCTGATTGGTTTAAGAAGAATGATCGTTGGGCAGATGCTCGTAATGACGATCCAACTCCAGGTGATTGGATTTATTTTGATTTCCCAGAAGATGGAGTAAATCGTATTTCGCATGTTGGTCTTTGTATTAAGAATAATGGTGATGGAACTATTCAAGTCATCGAAGGTAATACCTCTGGAACTGCAAAGGGAGACCAGCGCAATGGTGGAATGTGTGTAGAGAAGACTCGTGCATATGTTAAGAACAACAAGAAGAAGTTGGTTAATGCTGTTGTTGGATGGGGAAGACCAGTATACGCTGGAGAAGAAAGCCTTCCGCTATTGAGTAAGGTTGGTTCATCTGATACTGCAACATCTGCAGAGCCTGCTGCAAAGAAAAAGAAGAAGAAGGTTGCTGGTGGCGGTGGAGGAAAGGCACAGGTAGCGCTATAATGGAATCAAAAAAGAAGTCTTTGTTGAAGACTATTAGTTGGCCGTTTGTACATTTTACTTTTGTTTCTGGAATAATTTATTTTGTACTTAAATATTATACTGGAGAAGCAGAGTGGGAATATGTTGGTCTTTATGGGCTATCATATCTAGCACTAGAAATGACATTCTTTTATTTGCATGAAAGAGTATGGGCCAAGTTTGGCAGAAAGGTTAAATAATGCGTATTAAAATTATCAAGTTCGTAGTAAAAGCATTAGGTTATGAATGGTCTGGCGACGAACTTAAACTTCCTGTTTGGCAAGTAAAGGCTAAAACGAAAAAGAAATAATGCCATCATATGAATATGACTGTATGTCTTGTGCAATAAGATATACAAAGATTAGGTCTATGTCCGAAAACGATCCAGGGTATAAATGTGATGCTTGCAATTCAGATCTAATTCGTGTATACTCTAATGTAGGAGCAGTATTCAACGGTAGTGGATTTTATTCTACTGACAATCGGAAGGTATAATATGTTTACAATGGTTAAAGATGAGGCTAAGGCAGAGTGGCAACTATCCCCAATTGACAGGTGTGATAGATGTGGTGCTGAGGCCCTAGTGAGAGTAACTGGCTTAAACGGAGACTTGTTGTTTTGTGGTCATCACTATAACAAGGTTATGGACAATGCTGTTGGTTACGACAAAATGATGAAGTTTGCAATTACCATTCTTGATGAAAGAAATAAACTGATTGAAAATAAAGCAAAGGGGCAAGATTACTAATGTATACATACTATGTAAGAAAAGTAGAGAACGTAGTAGATGGGGATACCATTGACGTTCTAATTGATTTAGGGTTTGATATTTTGTTTGCATCTCGTGTAAGGCTGGCTGGCATTGATACCCCAGAATCTCGTACAAAAGACCTTAAGGAAAAGGCTTTGGGCCTAGAGTCCAAAGAGTACCTAAAGAAGTTTTTGAAGGATGCAAAGTCTGTAGTAATTAAGACAGAGAAGATGGACTCTTCTGAAAAGTATGGTCGAATTCTTGGCTGGCTTTATGTAGACGAAGACACCGTTTCTGTAAACGATCACATGATTAATAATGGTTATGCATGGGGCTACCTTGGAGATACTAAGGTAAAAGATTTTGATGCTTTGGCAAAGGCTAGAAAGAAATCTGGAAAATGAACGAATCGAATGAAATATTCAATAAGTTAGTTTTAACTGGTGGTCTAAGGTTTGCTGGCAAGGATCCAGAAACAGGGGAAAACATGTATGTTAAAACAGAAATGTTGAAAGACATAGATCCAAAACTTGATGTAGCATTGGGAAAATATTTTTCAGAAATGTCAATGAGGTTGTGGGAAAAAGGTTTTATTGATATGGATGTGACAGATGCCAACCCCATTGTTAGTCTTAATAAAAAATCTCTTGATCCAGAGCAGGTAAAAAAATTGGATGCAAATGAAAGGTCAGCCCTAAAACAGTTGATCAAACTTCTTTTTAACAAAAAGTGATAAAATAAGTTTAGGGGGCATCAGTGAACGATATTTTTGGAGCAATCCTTTTGACGGCAGTAATGCTGCTCTCTATTTTCTTTTATCTATTCAAGGCTCGTAGGCATAAAAAAAGTGTGCAGATTGTAAGTCAGGCTAGACTTCATCACAGATATTCAGGGTCTAAAAAGCATAAGAGAAGGCTTAAGCCAAAAACCCAGTCTAGTAAGCATCAAGATGAATCTACAACCAAGGTAATAGTTGTAGATGATGTAGCGTATTGGATTAAAAATAATACATTTTATAAAGCCCCTTTAGTAAATGAAAAAATTGACAAAGATTCTGCAGAAAAAGTTGACACAACCAACATGGATAAGGTACAATTAGATAAGATGTTGTTCATAGTAGACAAACTAACAGAAGGGACAAGTGATGATAGTAGGGGTTCAGGGAACGCCTAATTTCAACAACTATAATATTTTCCTTAGAGCAATGGCTGTTGCTTTGTCTGAATTAAAAGATAATGAAAAAGAGTTTTACTTGTACTCTGTTGGTCCAGGAAATGTTAATGATATGGCGATGGAGTTTGTAAATCTTTCTGAAAGAGGTATGAAGTCTAGAGGAAAGTCTATCAAACTATTTAGGGTTACTCCTCAATGGCTTGAAGAAAATATTGATAGTTTTGATCACTTTGCTTTTGTTGCAAATCCAAAAGAAAGAGTGTCGAATCTAGTTAGTTTGTCAAAGTCAAAAAATATTAATACAAACGTATACAACTTTTAAGGAGTATAAAATGAAAACAATAGATTCTCTTGAACAAATGGAGACAATTGTTTCCAAGAACAAAAACTTGTCTTGGGACGGTTGGAATGTTGTTGAAATGTCAAGGTCAGATAAGGCAATGACATCAAAGTACGGAGCACTTAAAAACGGTGCTTGGTACCTAAAAAAGATTTTTGTCGTCTCTAGAAACGGATGGGAAATACCTGACAAGTATGTAGCATAACTATGAATAGGTATGAATGGAAAGATAATGCTGCATGCCTAGATTATGATACTAATGTTTTTTTTGATAAATACGAAGAAGATGAGTTGTTAAGGCCTGCTGTAGACCTGTTATGTTCTGAATGTCCAGTAAGAAAAGAGTGTTTTTCTGTGGGCATTTCTGGCAAAGAGTGGGGAGTTTGGGGCGGGGTATACTTAGAAAACGGCGAAATATCAAAAGAGTTCTCTAATCATAAAACAAAGGCTGATTGGGGTGTAACATGGCAGTCTCTAACAATGGACTAGTATATACAGATGCAATGAGAAGGGCGTTTAGGTCACTAGATCATTTAGCGCCTAAAGGTTTTTCATTACAGATAGTTGAGCATCAAGAAGGATTTTTAACTGTTCGTGCGTCTGAAAAATCTTTTATGCTTTTAAGTCATGATGACAAGATTCGTGCTGCAAACTATATGATTAAAACAAAGAAGGCTCTTGAGCAGAATGGGGCAATTGTTCAGTTAGTTAGAGAGGGAGGAAAAGAATTATGATAGAAATGTTTGCTATAGTTGCTTTGTCTATCACTTCATTATTATTTATTTATTTATATATTGTGCAAAAAAGAATTAACATTTCTATTCTTGCAAATACTTTAAAGACTTTGTTAGAGCAAGAAATTCAGCACAAAGAAAACAAAACAGATAAAGAAAAAGCAAATGAAGATTTTTTAAAATTTGTTTCAGATTCTCGTGATTTAGCATATGAGTATATAGAGTCTGTTCAGGCTGGACTACAAAAGTTTATCGATGAGATTGAGCCACAGATTGACTATTATGACAAGTATGGGGCTGCTATTGAGGGGATGGTTTCTCCCCATGATTTTGCTCTGAAGAAAATATCTTCAGAATTTAAACAATTAAAAAAATTACTTCCCGAAGATTATGGTAAAATGTTATAATGAATTTTTATTATTTTGGCGGTGTGTTTCATGAAAACAGCATGGAGACAGCACCTATTCTTGAAAAAAATAATTTTTCTGGGGTAATGTATACATATGATCCTACAGAAGGAGACATGTTTACAAGAGTTGCAAGAGAAATCAAAACAGACGGTAAGATTAAATATCTTGTTGCAATTAGGCCATACACGATATCTCCACAATATCTATATACAATAACTCAATCAATAAATGAGATTGCTCCAAATAGGCTTCAAATAAATGTTGTTCCTGGATATATCAAAGATCATGAAAAAAATATTGGTGGTATTTTGGGGGAGGTAAATGATTTATCAGAATCTTTAGAAAGATCAAAATACACAATTGAATTTATTAAAAAACTTGATGAAATAAATAATGGCATAATGGCTACTCAAACTGCAGAAGGAAAGCAATTAGAGAACACTTTAGATGTTTATATATCAACTACAAACAGTTATGTTTTTGATACTGTTAAAAAATACAAAAATAAAATAATTTTGCCTTACCATATTTATAAACGTGGATTTTGGTCAGATGTTTTAAAAGATCCATCAATGATGATTAATCTTGATATTAAAAATACAGAAGTTATGCTGGCAATGACACCAATTATTAGAAAAACAAAAGAAGAGTTAGAGCCACTGGCAAAACATGCAATGAGGCCAGTCTGGAAAAAGGGAGAGATACCAGCGGTAGTAAGCGATGTGGAATATTTCACATATGATAGTTTTCATGAATTTGTCCAGACTCTTGAAGAAGACAATATACATCATCTTTTAATTAATGCTGTTCCAAGATCTGAATCAGAAATTATTATATCTTTTATTAATCAGTATGTCGAGTCACAAAAATGATAGAATTTAAAACCTATGATCAAATATTTTTGGATCCAGTTGGACACTGTAATGTTCTTAATTGTAAAGAAGACGGAGAAAAACTGTTTGGCACAGAAACAAGGGTGCTAGATGTTTGTTTAAACCATTATACACAACTACAAAATGTGAGGGAATAAATGAAAGAAATCTTGTTATCACTATCAGTAGGCCTTACTTTAGGCTTAATAATCCTATCAATAAGCGCAATATCCCCAGTTAAGATTCCAATTCCAGCCCCTCCAGTATTCGCTGGCGTTGCTGGTATAATTGGATTATGGCTTGCTCAACCAGTTTGGGTAGCCATATCGAAGTTCATATCCTAGGAGGAAAAAAATGAATGAACAAATTAAGGCAGCACTAGCGTCTTATGGTCGATCAGTTCTTGGAGCAGCAACAGCAATGTATGCTTCTGGAGTAACTGATCCACAGACACTAGCATACTCATTGCTTGGTGCAATTGTGCCAGTAGTATTGAGAGCAGCAAATCCAAACGACACAGCGTTTGGTCGCCTACCATCTGTAGAAGATGTAGACGCTGCAGTTAAGTCTGCAAAGGTTGTAAAGAAGCCTGCAAAGAAGGCTCCAGCAAAGAAGAAGTCTGGCGGTGGCGGAAAGCCACAGCAAATGCTTTAATAGTATTTGTTTATAGGACAGGGATGGGTACTTGACATCCCTGTTTTATTATGCTATAATTTAGTTGTGCCTGCCCAAAGGGGGGTACAAATTGAACTCGCTTAACAAGGAGGAAATAATGGTAAGTTCATGGTCATTGGATCTTTTTAAGGATCCATTTTTTATTGGTTTCAACAGAGAGTTGGACCGCTTCTATAATATCCATCGTGAGGCAACTCGTCAATCGTATCCACCATATGATGTGGTGAAGATTGATGAAGATACTTACAAACTATCTTTGGCTATTGCTGGATTCAGCAAAGATGAGGTAGAGGTTTCTGTGGATAATGGAAGTCTTATTGTAAAGGGTGAGAAAGCCGAAGAGGACGCAAATAATGTCCTGCATAAGGGTATCGCAACCAGAAAGTTCACACGCACCTTTGCTCTTGGAGAGTATATGGAGGTAGATCGTGCTGAAATGGCAGACGGTATTCTTAGCGTCTTTGTGGAA